ATTGGCACAGTATGAAAAAAATCAGTCGGGCGGGGCCCAATCGAAAATGTCGCAAGACGAAAGAATGAAAAAGTATTTCGCTTTAATCCTTGGAGATAAAGAGAAATCAGGTCAGAGAAGAATTAGAATTCTTCCAACTAAAGATGGTTCTTCACCATTCAAAGAAGCTTGGTATCATGAAATTCAAGTAGGTGGTCAATGGCAAAAGTTCTATGACCCAGGAAAAAATGACAACGAACGTTCACCTTTAAATGAGGTTTACGAAGAGTTGATGTCCACAGGTAAAGAATCTGACAAAGAACTTGCAAAACAGTACAAGTCACGTAAATTCTACATCGTAAAAGTTATCGACCGTGATAACGAACAAGACGGACCAAAGTTTTGGCGTTTTAAACACAACTACAAGAACGAGGGTATTCTCGACAAAATCATTCCAATTTGGAGAAATAAGGGAGATGTCACTGACCCTGAAAAAGGTCGTGATTTAGTTATCGAACTTGCTAAATCAAAAACACCAAAGGGTAAAGAATACACAACCGTGTCTGCAATTATGTATGACGACCCAACTCCAATCTCTCAAGATGCTGAACAAGCAAAAACTTGGGTTGACGATGAGTTGGCTTGGACAGATGTTTACAGCAAAAAACCAATCGAGTATCTTGAAGCAATTGCTGAAGGTAAAACACCAAAGTGGGACAACGAAAAGGGTGGATATGTCTACGGAGATGATGAAGTTTCTGAAACCTCAATGGGTGGAAACAAATCTTCTAAAACTCAAGACCCTCAAGCAGACGCTGAAACAGATACAGATTTACCATTCTAATTTTATAACATGTTCCCGACATCCGTGTCGGGAACATATTTTTGATTTATGAGTTATACACTAAAAGAACAACCTAAAAAGATTTACGAAACAGTAACTTTTGAACTCACTATTACCAACGAAAACGGTGTGGATTATAAGATAAGAAAGTGGGAAGATAGTAAGGGAGGTGGATTCTATATTTATGATTCTACTAACAACGAATGGGTTGATTTTTACCCCCCTGAAGATTTGGATGAGTTCCTCAATTACGACGTAGACTATTAATATTATGGCAATCAAGAAAAACGATTTCACAAACCTAAAGAAGAAGTTTTCAACTTCCGCAAAATACAAACCCCAAAGATTTTTAGATTTGGGTGGTGATTTTTTGGATGCAGTTGGACTTCCTGGTCCTGCAGTTGGACATATAAACATGTTCTTAGGTCACTCAGATACTGGTAAAACAACAGCAGCAATCAAAGCTGCGGTTGACGCACAGAAAAAAGAAATACTACCCGTGTTCATTATTACAGAACAGAAATGGAGTTTTGACCATGCTAAAATGATGGGATTTCAATGTGAAGAGGTTGTAGATACTGAGACAGGTGAGATGGATTGGGATGGTTTCTTCTTGTTCAACAACAACTTTAGTTATATAGAACAAATTACAGATTACATCAATCAGTTATTGGATGCTCAAGAAAAAGGTGAGTTGAATTATAGTTTGTGTTTTATTTGGGACTCAGTCGGTTCTGTGCCTTGTAAGATGACTTTCGAAGGTAAAGGTGGTAAACAACACAACGCCTCAGTTCTATCAGACAAAATAGGGATGGGAATCAACCAAAGAATATCGGGCTCAAGAAAATCAGATAACGAATTCGAGAACACACTTATCATCATCAATCAACCTTGGGTTGAACTACCTGATAATCCTTTTGGACAACCCAAAATCAAAGCGAAAGGTGGGGAGTCAGTTTGGTTGAACTCATCACTTGTATTTTTGTTTGGAAATCAAAAAGGGGCTGGAACTACCAAAATAACTGCAACGAAAGATAAAAGGAGTGTTAAGTTTGCGGTAAGAAGTAAGGTGTCTGTAATGAAAAATCATATCAATGGACTCGGATATGACGATGGAAGAATTATCGTTACCCCACATGGTTTCTTGGCGGGTAAGGATTCTACCGAAGAAAAAGCATCTATTGAAACTTATAAGAAAGAATACGCCGATTATTGGAAAGACATCATCGGCGCTGAAGGTGATTTCACCTTGACAGAAGAAAAAGAAGATTGATTCACCCGTAAATAGATTATGTGACTAAGACTTTGTTGGTAGATGGGGATAACCTATTCAAAATCGGATTTCACGGGGTAAAGGACCTCTACAGTGAAGGTTCTCACATTGGTGGGGTATACCACTTCATTAATACAATCAGAAGATTTTTGGAGGAACATAATCACGATAAAGTGATTGTGTTTTGGGATGGTGATACAAACTCATCCATTCGTAAATCGATTTATCCTCAATACAAAGGAAATCGAAGACAAGATATGAATGAGTACAAATATGAATCTTACTTGCAACAAAAGGCAAGAGTTAAGATGTATTTGGAGGAGGTGTATGTCCGACAGGTCGAAATGTCCAATAATGAAGCGGATGACCTAATCGCTTATTACACTCAAATTGCGACCACTGAGAAGATTATTATATTCTCAGGTGACAAAGACCTCACACAATTAATTAACGAAAGGGTGACCATCTATTCACCTGTGGCGAAGAAGTATTATTCCAACGGTGATAGTATATCGTTAAACAAGGTGGATATACCTCACTTTAATGTGACACTCACAAAAGTCATGACTGGCGACAAATCTGACAACATAGATGGTATCGAAGGTCTTGGTGAAAAAACATTGGTTAAATTATTTCCACAAATGTTGGAAAAACCATGCACAATCGAAGAAATATTGGATAATGCACGAAATATCCAACAAAAGAAACTACCAAAATCTCTAGAAAATATTTTGACTGGACGGACCAAAAATGGTATACTTGGAGAACAGTTCTACAATATTAATAAACAAATCGTTGACCTTAATAACCCTCTTATTACGGACGACGGCAAAGCCTTGGTAGAACAAATTCATACCGACACAATCGACCCTACAGACAGAGGCTATAAAAATTTGATGAGACTGATGATGGAAGACGGTCTTTTCAAGTATCTCCCCAAGAACGATGAAGCTTGGGTAAACTTCCTTAAACCATTCTTAAAACTTATTAGAAAAGAAAAACGAAAACTATGATTGATTATTCCTTACCAGGCAAAATAAAAACTACCTACAAAAATAATTTACCGTTTCCTAACATTGTGATTGATGATTTTTTACCTGAATTTTTATTAGAATCTGTTTTACAAGAAATCGAATCTCACAACGAATGGTATCATAATTTAGAAAAATGGATTGAAGAATTTGAGGTTAATAAATTTTACTACCCCAATCACGATACAGATATGACGGAATTAAAAAATAAAATACCAATAACTAAATTTTTATTTGATTATCTAAATTCACCTAAATTTATAAAATTCTTAGAAGACTTGACTGGAATCGAAAATTTATCTACAGACCCAATACTTTTGGGAGGAGGAATTCATAAAATCGGAACGGGAGGAAAATTAGCAATACATAAAGACTTCAATGCTCATCCAGGTACTTTCAAAAGTAGAAAATTAAATTTATTAATTTACCTTAACAAAAATTGGAAAAAAGAATGGGAAGGTAATCTCGAGTTAGTTTCAGAAAAAACACGGGAAAAAAATTTAGAAATTGAACCGATTTTCAATAGAGCGGTTATCTTCAATATTGAAGATGCCTTACATGGACACTCAGTTCCTCTGAATACACCTCCTAATATTTTCAGATACTCATTAGCACTATATTATTTTACCGAGGAAATACCTGAAGAAAAACATAATGTGTTTTTCTATAGAGATGAGGAAATCAAAGACACAAAGAAAACCATGATTGATTTATCGATTTCAAAAAAATTAAAAATTCAATATAAAAAAGAGTTTCCATTTCCACATACAATAATTGATGAATTCGTTTATCCACCCCTTTTGGAAAAAGTATGGAACGAGATGAAAAGTTTTGAATATTTTGGTTGGGATGGGAGTAGTTACTCCGCAGAGCATCAAGTTAATAAGTTTTTTACTCCTTGGTGCGAAAACAACATCAATGACATAAGAATAGCGGCTCCTTCAACATTTTATATGATGGAATATTTCAATTCCGCAGAATTTATTTCCTTTGTTGAAGAATTGACAGGAATTGGTAATTTAATTCCTGACCCTACATGGTTTGGTGGGGCGGTTCATAAAATTGGTCGTGGTGGTAAATTAGATGTTCATGCAGATTATACTAAACATAGACATTTGGAGATGTATAGAAGACTTACTATGTTGATTTATATGAATAAAGATTGGGATTTAAAATGGGGAGGTAATTTGGAATTATGGGATAAAGAAATGAAATTCTGTGTTAAGGAAATAGAACCAATTTTCAATCGTATGGTAATTTTTGATGTAACTCATGATTCATTTCATGGGCACCCTAAACCCTTGGGTTGTCCTGAAGACGTGAACAGATATTCCTTTTCTATTTGTTATTTCACAAAAGAAAAAAATTATTCACTACAAGACGAGTTAAGTGCAACTTGGCAAATTACCCCATCACTCACTGAAAAAAATAAATAAAATACAAACTAAATGAAAAACATGAAAGAACAAGACAGTACGAAAATGGAGTTCCTATTAACCTTGAATGACAATATTGTTGTCCAAAGATTTTTTAATGTCAAAGGAT